TGCCAGCCTTGATATGCCGATAAACCAGTCTGTGCTAAACTACCAAGTAGGTTCATATTCCTTTCACCCCGTGATTGGATACCAGACCTTATACCAGCACTTTGCATCCCAGCTCCACGAATACGGTCATCAGTTCTAAACTGCATATTATACATTCTTTCTTCAGCCTGACGTTTAGTTCGTTCTTGAGCCATTCTATTTTCTGCTGTGATTCTACGGGACTGCTCTGCAACGCTTCGCATAGTGTCCTTACTGACCTTCCTGCGAATCTCTGAAGCAACTATTGAGGTTTCCATCCCCTGACCAATAATACTACCTTCTGCACGCTGTAGGTTCTCTGCACCAGTCTGACGGATATTGCCAACCACACGGTTCATCTGCTCTGTCATCAACTGATTTTGGAATGGATCACCACCTTCAGATATCTCACGCTGACGTTTCATATAATCACGTTCATTCGGAGTAACTTTTGAAAGGTCGGTGGCATATTGTCCCATACGTTCAGATTGCTTTTGACCAGAATACCAGTTAGCTCCAGCCTTTATAGCAGAAGCCCCAGCCATCAGTGCCCATAGTGGTAGTGGCATCTTACACCTCCCTCTTTATAGTATGGATGAGTTCACGGTCAGCATCTTCGTTAATTATTGCATCTAAACTTGCCTGCCATAACATCCAGTATTTATCGTGAAATTGAGGATTATCTTTAGCTGAAGCAACGGCTATGGCATAGTTACATAAATCCCTGTGATACATATTTGGAATAACTGGACTTGGATCAGTACCGGGGTCTTGTGCCCCATCTACGGTTCCATAATAACTAAGTCTCAGTGTTCCGGTTGTTGTTGTTTGATTTAAATGGAATCCATTGTTTCTAATAAAATATCCCTGTGGTTCACCCTCACCTATTGTACCATCTGCTTCATATCCAATTTCATCTTCAGATATGGGTAAAAGTTTTACTCCATCATACTGTAGAAATATTACCTGTTTGTAATTTGAAGGAAGCCCATAAGATACCGATCCATCACAGGTAAATTCACGGGTATCCTCATACATATTGCACTTCCTTGTCATCTCAAGTTCAGCTTCTTTTAGAAGTGCTACTATCATTTGTTTTCGTTCTTCAACGAACAGTAAACATCTATCTGCTAATTTATCAAATGTCATATTCTACTCCAATGCTGTGAGCCTAGATTTGAGAGCTTCAATCTCCCGTCTCAGGTCATCTATAAGTTTTTGTGTGCGTACAATACCTTTATCCACCGTCTTACTTTCTGGCTTGATTCCTATCTTACTCAACCTCGACCTCCATCCTGCGAATCTCTACATCGGTAGTTGAAGATGCCGTGGATACCTCAATCATAAAAGACCGACCCCTAACACCCGGCTTACATCTATACCAATCAGCACCAGATGTATCGGCTGGTATTGTTACCGTGTGAACAACGGTGGTGCTATCACCGTCAATATAAAATTTCACAGTTAAAAAATCCGTTGATACATATTTAATATTTAGCTTCCGTAAATGACTCCTCACACCTAAATCAGCCTGTGAAAGCCAGCCTGTAGTACGTTTAAATGTTGTGGATTCTGCTGATGATGATGGATTGAGTTCTGCCACATATGAAGTTGCACCAGCTTGAATTGTGTACACCTTTAAATCTTCATCTATTGCAAACAGGTCAGCATTGTTTCCAGTGGACATATCCATCTTTGACCAGTGTTCAACGCCTTGTGCTATTTTGCCTAAGTCCAAAGCATAGACCGTTGTGTTAGTATCACCGAATTTACATAGCAGTCTGTTTTTCTTGACATCTACAATGGCACGGGTTTGGTCTAAATTTGATACTGCTTGATATACGTCTCTGATGGTTTGTGTTACCGGGACAGCTTGGAAGTTAGAACCAAGATGGTACAGATTGTCCTTCCCTGCAAAGAATATCCCAGCATCGTGTTCAACAATTGAATCGGGAGCAATACAGCCAATATTAGCTTCAGATTCTGATAGGCTCCAGCTAAATGGATCAGCCGAAGGGATTGATAAACGGTAGATTCCTTTAGACTGAAAAACAACCAAATCACCAATAAGTTTAGCCAGCCCTTTTATCTCGCCACCCTGCATATCGGGAATCGCTATGTAGTTAGTGATAGGTATCACATCTGGCTGGGAAAGCTCTGAGAACATCACCCAGTCATCGTGAGCTTCATTCTCTGCTGATGGATTAAGGGCAACACCAGCCACATACTGTCTGCCTTCAAGATTTACTGAGTAGGTAAAGTTTACTTCTAAAGATGTTACATCGGATGGATGAACCAAACCATTTGTATCACCTTTATCAACATAGAACAAATCATAGTTCGATCCATTTTTCTCCCAAGCATATTTGTTTGAAATAAATAAATCAGTGCCTGCTGGCAGAGAGACTGCTGTCTTGATTGCCCTTCTTGCACTATTTGTTATAAATTGCCGTCCCGGTGTTGATGTACCCATTTGTGAGAGCCAGCCTACTTTAGAATCACTTTCACCGAGGTCAAGAGTTGGTGAATGGGTCACCAAAGCCCCACTGTATAATTTTCCATATCCCTTGTCAAAAATACAAATATTGTCAAGAATTGCAACAGTGGAATCATCTAGACACGTTGATCTGACTATAAAATTATCAGTACCAATCAATATGTTATTTGCAGATGACCAACTCCAAAGACCCCAACCCGATCCACCACCACTTTCAAATGTAAAATCTTCCATAGTAGTCCCACCATCTACAGAATACTGTAAATTATAACGGATAGTCCCACCAGCACCTACACCCTTAGCATTTATAGAAAATACGTGACAGCTAATAATACTTCCTTCAGACACTGTGTATGTTTTTTGACCATATCCTCCAATTGATCCCTCTGCACCACTACAATCAATCTCAAGACCACTATCACCCACAAGTGAGTAGCTCAGACCAAAAAGAGAAGCCGATGTAAAATCCCGTGCTGATATGGTTGCATCAGAGCTGTTATTAGTCCAACCGTTTACACCAGATTCAAAGGTATCAACAGGGGTGACAGCTCCGTTATTAACAACTACACCTTCGTTAAAGGCAACATATTCACTTGCAAAACTTCCCTTTGTGCCACTAACCGAGCTTAAAACACCAAGCTGTTGTATCCCAGTTCCTGAGCCATCGCCCGGAAAATTAAAATCAGCCGTCTCAAGACTGTATACCCTATCATCGTTTGCTAAAGTAGTCTGTAATTCTAAATGGGCATCAAGAGAGGAAAAATTGTCAGCATCACTAGCGTAGGTTAGATTAGCATCCCGTACTTCATCAAGTGTAGAGACTGAGCCTATTTTGTAATAAGACCCGGAATCAGCAGACCTATATATATTAATTCCAGTTATTCGGGGATTCCAATCTGCTTCAGCAATCCTTAATACAAAGCCTAGGCAGTCATCATTTGCAGAAATAACCGAAAGCCCACCAACTTGGTTATAATTACTAGCAGTAACCCCTTCAGAGAATGGAGATTCTTGATTGCCGTCAAATACAAACGTATGCTTATATTCATAAACCGTTGTTGTTTGTTCGAGTCCCGAATTTGCCCCAGAAATAACTTTACCAGCAGAAATCACATCAGCCGTAATAGCACGAGGCTTTGCCATATCGAGGTCAAAAGATGCCCCCGGTTCATAGGCTCCCCAAAAGAAATCCCTATCTATATATTGGTAAAGTTTGGGTTCATACCCAGTGCCACTAGCAAACCGAAGCATACTGCCGTAATTAGAAATACGTACACGGGTTCCCGTACTGTCAAACAGTTCAGTTAAACTTCCAAGGGAGGTGGCACGATATACCTTGCCATCAGTTGCACATAAAATCCAGTAAATTGTCCCATCTGGGGATACCCATCTGGTTATTTCATTTACGTTGGCAGAGGTTGAAGTAGCTGTAGCCCTGCCCTTACGCTTATAAATTAAGCCCGGTATGTCAAACTCAGCATTTATGAGTTCCGTGCAGGCACTGATACCAACTTCTTCAGGATCAACTTGTGTGACCAGCCCCCCATCTAGTGGGATTTGCTGAATCACGTTTATCGACCTTTCGTACCTATGCCCTCAGGCTTCTCAACCTGATAACGGTCATTTAATACCTTCACTAAATTTAGTGCGTTATTATAAGCAGACTGTGCACGATCAGCTTTAGCATCCATACGCCAGAGCTGTGCTTCAGCAAAGTCTAAAACCAACTCGTGTAGTGCTGGGTTCAGTACGCACTGAGCAGTATCTGCTACTAAATCAGTTGCTTCTGCGAGATACCAAATATTTATGCTTGTTACAGCTTCTGGTAAAACATAGATTGTTTCGTTGAAGACATAGGCAACTGGATTTGATGTTGAACCTGATAAGTAGGAATTTTCAAGACGTTTTAAATCCTTTGTTTCAACCATCGTACACCAAGCTGAATTTGTTACGCTATAGATGCCTGTAATACCTCCACGTACTGGATCAATTCCAGCAGATAGAAAAGTCTTAGTTCCATTAGACTCTGTGGATATTGCAGGGATTATAGCTTCTAATTCCGTTAGATAGCCGTTGTCAACCATATTTACCACGGTCTTCTGGGCTAAATTCAAGGAATCTAATTTTGCACTTTCCGTGAACACACTCTGTGCTGGGTCTTCAAGCCGTAGACCCAAATTTGATAACATTTCATTTCCTGTCATTTTAGTTTACTCCATTCTTATTTTCTGGGGTTTTATCAGAAGGATCATTCATCTCCTGAATTTGAAGCTCCACCATCTGTACTGCTCCCTGAAGCATCACTGTTTTCGTCTGAGCTTCCACCATCTGGGTCTGAAGATTCTTCAGATGATCCTGAAGCTGATTCTCTGTTACCACTTTCTTCACTGGA